GTTTCGCTTAAGGTCAACCTAACAAGGAATCCTATAATAAATGCCAATACTACAATAAACCAATTGATTTTTGTCTTAGTTATGTATTTATTTTGGTATTTTACCTTCTGAGCTTCCGCTTTTATGTATTTTGTTTTGTACTTGTAAAGAATACGTGTCTGAAATCTCGTTTGAGGCACTTTATAAGCCTTGTAACGAACGATTGTATCTTTCTGAACGATTACCTTCTCCCAATAAATTGAGTCTCTTAAAACGTAAGGAATTGAATCTATCGTTGAAATAGTAATTGTATCTGCGGTATCACCACAAGTATATCCTTTTTTGATTGCACGTTGAACGTGATAATTAGCAGAACACGAACCTAAAATAATTAAGGTCGAAATGTAAAGCGATAATCGTTTAGCCTGTTTAACCATCACACTCTAATTAAGTTTGATTTATTTGTTGATTTTCCTGAAATCATTGCGGTTAATGTTGATTTTGAATATGAATTATATTTAGCTGCATCAGAAATACTATTGTAATAAATTCCATTTACAACATTTAATAACATATATCCGCCAATTGATTTATCTTTTCTTGTTTTTGACATTTTTTCACGAGATTAAATTGTATGTTTTTTATTAAACATAGGATTTTTATCTCCAATCATTTTTATTCTAAGTTTATCTATATGTTCTCTACTATGTATTGACTTTCCTTTAAATGATTCTGATAATTTTTTACGAGATGAATCTTTCCAAATTCTATTTTTATTTGCCAATGAAACCATTTGTTTAGTTTCATTACTATGTTTTTTACCGTAGAAACCATTTTTTTCCCCATACTTTCTTTGCTCAATTGGAATGATTCTTCCCGATATCCCATCTCCACCATCAGTTAAATTAACTAAATATCCTTTATGTAAATCTCTCCTGCCTATCCTACTTATCCAATATTTTTCAATTTCACACGCCATTTCATCAGATAGGTTTGTTTCTAAAATATAATAATCAAAATCATATTTATTAACCGTGTTGTGCCAAAACTTATTTCTATTACGAGAAGATTTGTATCTATTCGTATTACATTTTCCTTTGCCTACATAAAAAGGTTCTCCATTTGTTTTCTTAATGTGTAAATAAACGTAATACATAAGTTACGGTCTAAAAGTAATTTTATAATCTTCTAATCTTCGCAACCATCCTGTCAAAAATTTAGCGTTTTTACCTGTTCCTATTGCGTAAAAGAATCTTTCTCTCTCAGCAGTTAATGCGTCAAATAACTTACGAGGTTCAATTGAATTAGCAAGTAGTATTGTTTTAGGTCCTATTAATCCGTCTACATCGCATTGTAATCCGCAATGATTGATAGCTACCTGTAAACTTTTAACTGCTTGTCTTGCTCCTGAACCCCACGCCATACCTGTTACAAATACTGCAATGTTTTGAGAGTTGTAAGCATCACCTCTAACGCCATCCCAATATCCTTTTTTGAATATCTTAAACCAATCTTCTGCGTTCATTAAATAAAATCTTGCATCATTATCAGTTCCGAAAAAAGACGCCCAAGTTTTATAAGTTACTCCTGCGTTTGTATGATATCCCGTTTTTCCCTTGTAAGGAGTTGGACAAGGAAAGCTAGAAGCTGAGTCTGATTTATCTCTACTTAAACCGCCTTCCCACTTCTTAGTGAACTTAACGTACTTTTCTATTATTGTCATAAATTGTTTTGTTTTAGAACAATCGAATGTTCTATTTTAAATCATCTAAGGTTTCTTTACCTCTTTTGGCAAACTTAACAAACTTATCCCATACATTAACTCCTGTAACTGAAAAGTAACTTTCGTTGATACTTTTTACTTCCGTGTAAACGCAGAATGTAGTAAACGCTTTTGTCATCAATAAATCAATAGCAATGAAGTGTCCTAAAATATCCGCTACAACGTATTTTTCTAGCAAGAAGATAAACACAATAGCACCACTATACAAAAGGCTCTTAGAAATGGTGTGAGATAGTCTACGAGAGCGAATTGATTTCCATCCGCTTTTTTTAACTGAACGCCAAATGCCGAAACCTGTGTCAAGTATGATTGCAAAGACTGCGATTAGAACTAGTGGCTTTACAGGTGTTAGAATCGTAAGCACCGAAAACACGAAGAGAGAGAGTTTAGTTTTCATTTTACTTGTTCGTGTTTGTTTAGTTTAGCTAGAAAAACACGAAGCTTCTCAACATTAGTTTCTTTAGGTTTGTAAGCACCTAGTTTAATCCGTTTTTTCATATGTACCAACCTGTATAGTTATTCATTGAATCAGGGAAGATATCATTGTTCTTGTTAGAACGATACTCAGGAAACAACTGCTGATTGAAAGACATATAGTCAATAAACCTTTGTGTGTAGTTCTGAGCAATACTTCTTTCCTTTTCAAGTAAATAGTCCACTTCGTTTTTATCTACGTTCTCAGAGTTCTCAGACGAGTGTTTGTAAACTCCTTTGTTTGCAATCGTGTAAGCTGCAAAAGGCAAATATTCTACCATTCCCCAATGAATCAACATAGGCTTAACAAATGAAACCACCAAGTTTAAATAGTTACCTGCAAGAGTTCCTGCAATAATATCCGCTTGTAGCTTTTGGAATAGTTTTGTACCTAAGTAATTCTGAATATGAATGTCTTGAGCAATCTTGATAAATTGTATAAACTTGTCCGTATCTACATTGCCATTTAAAGCCGTGTACTTAACGATATCTTCTCTAGTTATAAATAGTGCTTCTGCCATTAGTTAAATCGTTTGTTAGTTGGTAAAAATCCTTGATTTGGCATATCTACGGGACGCATCGCAACTTGCTGAGGATTTCTCACTCGGTAACCTGCTTTCTCTGCTTTGTTAGTGCTTATTGTTTTTGCATTAGGACTTAACGGGTCAATTCCACGTCCTTCTTCAAAGGCAACGAATGTTTGACGCATCCATTTATGATGACAAGCACCTCCACCTTTGTAAAGGAAAATATCATAGGTATCTGCACCTCTTGCTCCCCAACCTGCGTTAACTACTTCTCTGCTCATTCTTTGGATATCCTCTTTGCGATAAACTTTATTTGCAGCTACCATTTTTTTGCAGAACTCACGAGTATTGTCTTTTACTCCTCCATCGTATCGGTAACGTGTAATGAACTTGAATCCATCAACAGTTTTATCTTGTTCTGATTTTGCTCTAGGATTAGCAGTACCTGTGCTTACAAAATTGTAAACTTTAGACAATAAAGATTGGCTAGGATTGTTAGCATTTTCAATCTCTAAATCTATTGCGTCCTCTTGGTCGTAGTCAACTTCAAATTCATCAATTAAAACCCAATCCTCACTTGGTTCTTCACCACATTCAATAAGAGCATTAGCAATTTCTTTATCCATTTTGCTTAACTGCGTTCCATCTGTTCCTGTTTCCTCAGCAACTTGCTCTGCAGTTTGCGTGTTCTCTAAGTCCACGAACTCCAACGGTTGTAATGTACGGAAGAATAGTTTTAAACTGATTCCGTTAAATGCTAATATTTTATCAATTGATTCTAAGATTTCCTCTTGGAATGGACGAATAACCATATTGTCAAACAAGATAGCAGAGTTTTTAAGCTCGTCTGCGTTGGAACTGAATCCATTTGAACTAGCAACCCCAAATAATAGCGGAGAAGTAACGTTATGACCTAACATAATCTTGCGTAAACACTCCTCAGATAAGTAAGTATAATGTTCAGGAGCATCGTTTAAAGGAATGTCATCTACGGTAGTTTTAGATTCTGCATTGTCATTAAATGCTACGATTACTTTTTGCCCTCTTGAACCTGTTAGCTTGTTCATTACTTTAGAAGTAATCATTGACTGCTGCTCTTCAGTAGGCACTCCGTTGTTAAAATTAACTACTTTAGTTCCTGAGAATCCGTTTTGAACTTCATTGATTAAGTAATCAGCTATTTCCTCCTCAAGTAATGCATATGGAAGCGAACCTTGATAGTCAACATAACTATAATACTTCATCCCTACTGAATAAGGTTTGAAATAAACAATTTCTATTTTTTCTTTTGACGTTCCGTAAGCAGGTATTCTTTTAGGTGGGTATTTTTTAACGTCTGTCCAATCATCAGAATAGTAATATCCTTCGATTTCTCCGTCTTTATTACATTTCTCAGCACGAAGTAAGTTTACAGGAATATGATATGACTTTAAAATCTTGTCGTGTTTGTCGTTGTAATGAACTTGCCAAGCGTATTGACCTAACATTTTTCTGTCAATAATAATTTTACGCACATCTTCGGCACTAAATAACGCCATCATTTGAGCATACTCAGCAGGTTTTTTATTTGCGTCTAAAGCAGATAGTCCTTTTCCGTAAATAAGACGTGCAATGTTGTTTATAATTGCCGAATTCGTAGTTGAGTTCGTATATCTATCTATCAAAAACGAATAGTAGTTATTGTCCTCACCGTATTCCACCCAATTATCACGTTTGGATTCTTGGATTACAGGCGTTGTGTAAGCACTTAGGCTTAAGATATGTAAGTTATCACTCATAAACTATGAAAGTGTTTGTTGTGGCATTAGAAGTATATGTTCCGTTATTTACGGAGAATGTTGCAATAGATTGATTAGTACAGAAAACTTTATCCTTGTGACAGATAGTTGCACCGTTTGAAAGCAATAACGTGTAAGTGTGATTATCTACTAAAGCAAATGTTGCAGTAATCGTGTTTACATAGCCACCTTGAGTTGAACTTGTAATGCCAACCGTAATAGTTACATTTGTTTGTTCGTCCGTAATTGACATCGTAGTATAATTCTCAAAGCGAGGAATAAAACTAAAGGTCTGAGCTGATGTAGAAGGCGTTAATACTATCATAGTATATAAACCTTAATATTTGAATTTTGTTGCAAATAAAAAAGGGTAGCCTAAGCCACCCTCTTAAAATCTAGAGATTAGAATACTATGAGTTAACGATAGTTGTAGTTGCTCCGAATACTCCCGTAGAACCAATTAAACCTGCTTCTGTTGTAGCGTCTAATAGATTAGCAAGGATTTTCTCAGTTCCAACGAATGTCAAAGTGTAACCAACTAGGTCACCCATTGCAGTTCCGTTTGTTACGTTTGCAGTAGTTAACTCCATTCCGTGCTCAATACCTGCAAGGAAGAATTGGTTGTTACGTGTTTTGATTACTACGTTAGGACGTCCGTAAGACAATAACTTAACTGTTTTGTGTGTAGCAGCGTCTTGTTTTTTCAAAGTAACTGACAAAGTTTGCTCTACAAATGATGTTCCGTTTTCACGTGAAGTTGTGATTACTTGGTCAAATGTATTAGTTCCTTTCAATTGGTATTTGTAAAGTGAAGTTACGTTAGCAATTGAATCAATCGTGTCTGTTGATGTAACATAAGTTACGTCTGCAGGAAAAGAGTAATCTCCGAAATTGATGAAATAAATTGCGTCAATTCCGCCTACTACATCTTTACATACTTCGAGTCTACCTGTTGTTATTTCGCACATATTTTGTTGAAAATTAAGGGTTTATAAAAAAGGGAGGAGCGTTAACCCCTCCCTAAATTGTTTTTTTATTAGCTAATTTTAGTTAGCAGAGTTTGTGATTCCGTAAGTAACTACGTCTGATGCAAAACCGTATTTAGCATCTGCAGTGAAACGCATAATTACACGTACATTTTGTGAACCATCCAAATCTCCCATATCTAAAACTTTCACTTCATTCATATCGTTCAATAATCCTGTTGCAAAGTACAAGTTAGATTTTTGAGCAAGTAAAGCAGTATTAGAGTTCAATCCGTTAGCCATAAATACACGAACACCGTCAAAGAATACATCACCTAAAGTTTGGTTTGTTCCTTTGTTGTCGTAACCATTAGCACCAACTCCTGAAGCAGCAAATCCACCCAAAGCACGTACATAAGCACGGTAGATGTTATTTGATACATACAATGTCAAATCTTCTTTTCCGTAGATAGCAGAAGGAGCAGCATCAACGATTTTACCTAACTCAGCAATAACGTTAGCAGCAGTAACCGTAGTACCTGCAACTTCTTGAGCAGATGGCAAAGTAGCATCAGTTGTAAGTTGTGTCATAATACCTGCGAATTGACCTGCAGTTGCGTTAACACCTCTCCAAATAGATACTTCCATTGCAGCAGCAACTTTCTCAGCAGCGTGTGCCAATAAGAAGTCTGTAAAGTTTTTCGGCATTACTTCAAATGCTGAATAACCCATTGCGATAGCTTCCCAATCGGAAACGAAATCTTTTTTACACAATTGTAAGTTAACTTGGAACTCCTCAGGTTGAAGGATTTTCTCAGTTAAAGTAATTGTAGATGTAGCATCAAAATCACACGTTGCGTTAGCGATGATGTCATCCGTAGCAACACGTTTGATAACTTGTTTGAATTTAACATTAGGAACGATAGTGATTCCACCTTTGTCCAATGTTGGTGCAGACAACAACGCTGCTGCGATGTATTTTCCTGCGAACTCACCTGCGTAAGTTGTAGTAATGCTAGTTGTAGTAGCCATTTTGTTTAAATTTTAAATTGTTAATATTATTTGTTTAATTTTTCAAAGATTGAGTCAATTGTTGAACGTTGTTTGTTTTTTGCAAAACGGTAAGGCTCAACTTGATTCGTGTTTTCAGGATTAAAACTAATTGGTTTAGGGTCTTCCATAAGTTCGGTTACTTCAGGTGCAACTTCGTCAACTTTGGAAAGCAATTCCAATTTAGCTTTCAATTCATTATTTTCATTTTGTAATGCTTCGATTTCTGAAAAGAAAGTTTCTTTAACTACTGATTCGATAGTTTTCTTTGCAGTCGGTGCAGGTGCTGCTTCCGCTTCAACTTCAACTTCAACTTCAGGAGTTTCTACTTCGGGAGCAACTTCCTCAACTACTGCTTCTTTAACTTCTTTGATGATACCTTCAACTTCTACTACTAGAATCATTCCGTTCTCTAGTTCGTATTCACCAATCGGTAAAGGAATCTTTTGCTCGTCAGGAGTAACAATAAATACTTCGTTGTCCATTTCAAATGCGTCTGCTTCTAAAACCGTAGTTCCGTCGATTAACATCATTTGCTCCAATTTCACTTCCATTCCTAAAAGTGCTTTGATTTTGTTAATTGTGCTATTTTTCATTTTTCGTTTTTATTTAGATTGATTTTAATTTTTTAATTAAATCATTTACTTGTGATTGTATTTTTCTGATTTTTTCTTGATTCTTTTTAAATTCAGGCGGTTCAGGTAATCCTAAATCTTTTATTGCTTTTTGCAATGGAGCTTCTAACGCTATTGTTTTATTTATTTCTTTTACTGCTCCTTCTCCTACATACAATCCACCGTCAATACGTGTTTCTAATTGTTTTTTCAAATCATTACTTTTAGTAACAAAATCAGTTAATTCTGTAACCCAAGTTTCATCTCCAAAAACTGCACGATTATATTGGTCTAATGTAGCCAGCTGAATTTTGTGAAATGCTAACTCTACAGATTCAGATTTAATGTCTGCTACTTTCTTAAATACTTCGTTTAATCCCATTGTTCTATTTTTTATATAAACTTGTTAATACTTACTTTGTTGCATTTTTATCCGTTCTGACGAACTATCGTTGTTACTCCTGAACTGATTGTTACAGAAACATTTTCAGTGCCTGTAATAGCTCCTATGCCTTGTGCTTGTAAACTTCCATCGCAACATTTAGTTGAGTATGTTCCGTTTTCGCATAGACATCCTCTACGTCCTCCTTTTGGACTTGAATAACTTGGTGTTTTAGTTTTTGCCATCTTGTATGATTATTTGTTTGATTTTTTCTAATAAAATATCTTCTTCACTCATCATTGACATTTCTAACTTGTCAGCGAAGTAACCTTCAATGCTAAAGCCTTTTACTTTACCTGCTTTAACGTCACTCCAAACTTGCTCGTTGTTTACCTTCATTGATATCATCCAAGTTCCTTTTGGTAAATCAAATCCGTATTTAGCTGACTTGTCTAGTTTAGAATCTTCAATGATCCAACTTTCTACAACACTCATTCCTTCTAGTTTTTTGTCGTGTTCGTAAGTTGCGTTGTTTTGGTTTGCGTTCATTAAGAATAACTCTGATGCTTGACGAACCGTATGCTCTGAAAAGTATATGTAGTATTCTTCTTTCGTCTTTTCGTTTACTCGGTAGATTTGTTTGTTAGGAACTAATGCAGCTCCCATAAGAATCTTTTTCTCCTCATCAATTTCTTTTAACTCAACTTCGTGTTTAGATAGATAAATAAAGTTTTCCTCTATGGCAGGAGATTTTACCACAGAAACCGCGTCAATTCCGCTTAATGAATCCTTAGAGTCAATTACTAATTCTACAATTTTATGCATAATTTATAAACTTAATTATTGTACTAATGTTGCATTTTCAATTCTGTTTCTGTCTAGTGATTGTCCTGATGTTACATCACTTGAAACAACGTATGCCTTTGCAGGTTGTTGTTGAAGTTGTGCTAACTGATTGATTCCTGAGTTACCTACAACATTAAAGTTTGGAGATATTATAGAACCACCACCTCCGCCACCTGAAGGAACGCTTCCGCCACCTCCTCCATCGTTTGGAACTTTAACCGCATTGATTGCTTTAATATTTTTAATACCTGCTGCGATTGCTAAACCTGCGTTTATAGGTGCTAATACAGGACCAACAATTGGAATACCAACTGTACTTGAATATGCCTTTTGTGCTGATAAGAACATTTGAATGGTTGCTTCTGCAATTGCTGCTGCTTTACCTGCTTTAGTTTGCTTACCGAATAGCTCGGATATTTGTCCTAATGTGTTTGCAGTTGCAGTTAATGCGTCTTCTTGATTCTTCTTTTTGTCATCCGCAATTTTTTGCTCAGCGTCTGATAATCTTTTTCTAACTTCACCAACTCCAACTAATCCTGCTTTTTCTTGCTCTTGGAATTGTTTAGTTTGAGATAAAGCACCTGCTCTTAGCGTAACAAGTTTTTCAGTTCCGTCAAATAAATCCTTTGCTTGTTTATCTTCTAGGTCTTGTAATTCTTTTTTTCTTGCCTTCTCTAAATCAACAGTATCTTTATTGTACTTTTTAGCCAATGCAATCTCCGCATCGTACTTTTCTGTAATGGCACGAACTTGTAACTCGTATTCGCTTTTAAATACATCAGTAGCTTCCTTTTGATTTTCTTTTATTGCATCTAATGCTTCTTTTTGTTTAGCTGCCGCTGCTTCGTTAATTGATTTAGCGTTGTCTGCTGCTGCTTTTGCTGCGTCTGTTTGTTCTTGCCTAACTTCAACTTGATTTTGTTGAGCTACTAATTGTCTGTTTTTGTACGCTTCTCTTAAATCCGTGTACTCCTCTTTTAATGCTTCTCTTGACTTGGTAACTAACTCACTTTGCTTTTCAATTACCTCATCGCTTACGCCTAAGTTTTTATAATTAGCTAACGTGTTTTTTTCCTTTTCGTAAGTGTTTCTAGCAGTTGCTAACGTAGCTTTCTCTAATGCTATTTCCTCATCTGCGTGTTTTAAAGCTAACTTGCGTATTGCCTCGGCACTTGCCCCTGAGGCTTTAGCCATATTCAGCTCCTGAGTATTTTTATTCTTTAGGGATTCACTTGCTCTGTTACTTGCTGCTATTTGTGCGTTTAGTGCGTTCGTGTTTCTCTTGGTTGCTGCTGCTGCTTCGTCGTTTGCTTCAGCAGATTCTTGAAACATTGTGATTAACTTGTAACCGATTGCAATTAATGCTGCGATACCTGCCACAATAGCCATAACAGGATTGGCTGCCATTATTGCATTGTACGCTAAAGTAACTCCGTTAACTATTTTTTGTACTACTGAGTTAGCTTTTAATACTGCACCTAATGACTTAAAACTATTAATACTTTCACGGACACCTTGTATTCCTTGTTGAACAGCCATTGCTGCTTGAACCTTTAATAAAGATTCTTCTACTAATGCGGATTCAGCTCCAAAAGAACCCATTACTCCTTGAGCAATACTAAAACCTGATGTAATACCACCTAAAGCACCACCGAGCTTTTGACCCATTGTCGTAGCAGCGGCATCAACTGCCATATCGGTTTTAATCTGAACTTTTCGATAGTCTCCTACCGTCTTTAATAAGTCTTGGTATTCTTTGGTTGTAGTCTTTCCTGCGTTCGCTAATTCATATAACCTATCCTCAGCTTCACCCATACGAGTAGTGAGAGGTTGTAAATCTCCGTAGACTTCCTGAAATGATTTGCTTACATCGTTTGTTGCATTAGACAAATTGTCCATTGCTTTAACGGCATCTTTAGTATTTACATCTATCTCAATTACTTTCTTTTCTGCCATCAGTTGATTTTTTTACGTGCGTTTTTTCTTATCTCTTGTCTTGTCATTTTACGGAAGGAATGTGTCAATACATATTTACCTTTTGCGATGTCGATGTTCTCTGATACTCCGTAGAAATTATCTATTGTAAGCATTGCGATTATGTTCTTTATCATTTCTGTATAATGTTTATGGTTTGTATTTCTGTATCTCCGTTTTTTAGTGTGTACTCAACATCTAAAGGGTAGACATCTCCGTCTTTACCTGCAGGTATCGTAACGTCAACAAATTGGCTTGTAGTAGTAGTGCTAGGAGAAACTGTTACTCCCGCAACTGTACTTCCTATTTTAGTAGATACTGCATCGTTAATAAAATTGATTGCTACTTGTATTGTTCCACCTGCAACTCCAACATAAGGAATTTGAGTCAAGTTTAGTATTGGTCTAAAATCTAATATCAACTGAAAGTTTACCTCGCCTGTTGTAAGATTAGATTGCATTGAGTTTATGATATAGCGTTTATCTCTGATTACTAATCTATCGTTTAAACGTAAACCTGTAAGCAAACTAATTGGAAGGATAGTTTTTAAACTTATTAGTCGTTGTTTTAGGTTGTAAAGATTGTATAAGTAAGAAAAGTAATAAGTTCCAAATAAAGTTTGTTGCACAGGCACGTTCAACATCGTGCTAATATCAGGTGCGAAGTTTAACGTGTAGTTTGTTAAGTTCGTTAATAAGTCTTGCCCGAATGGTGTATAGTTAGTTATGTTAGTAGTTGACGTTCCATCGTTGAAGTGAAAATCTACCGTCTTATTATTGTATTGATAAAGTAAAACAGGTTTAGGAACGTACGGAGCAAACTCATTGTTTAAAGAATACCCTACTTGTAAATCCGTGCCTGTGAATTTAGTCTGTAACAAATTCTCGAAAGGAACGTCTAAAGTAAACTCATCTCCATCATAAGAATATTGGTAAGTTGTATCTCCGTACTCACGCATAAATAATTGACTGAACTGCTTGTTTAAGAATGATTCTGATGCTTGATACTTCATCGTAATCTTCTTGTATAGTTTCATTCTATCAATATCAATAGAATCTACGTCTGTATATTTACTAATGTTAACTATTGCTCCTGCTGAATACCAATCGTCTAATGGTTCTATTTGAAAGTTATTCTCCGTGATTGCATAGCAAGTCATATTAAATATCTTACATATCCCACTAAAGAAATCGCTTATCTTCATTACAGGTGACATCGAAGCTAAATCAGTAATAGCAGTTAAAGTTACCGCATTACAACTTACCGCTCCATAATCAATAGTTACTGATGGAGGAGTAGGATAAACTATTGTGTAGTTAATTGTAAAATCAACAGTTGCTGCCAAATTAGATTTAACTTTAAAGGTATATGTATCATCTAATCCTGTTACATTAGAAACAGATGCAGCAGTTAAGTTTCCTGTTGTAGTAAATGGAATAGTTTGATATAGGTTTCCGTTTTGATATACATCCAAAGTGTAATCAACACTACTCGTTAAACTAATAACATTAACAATAATTGTGTGAGCAGACGCAAGAGTTTGATGTTGTACTCTTATTGAATCATCTGTTAAATTGAATGAATCAGTAGCAGGATTTGAAGAAGTTGTTAGTGCATCAAATGTAATTGTTTGCGCTTCAGTTAAAAAGTTAAACTCGTTTCGGTTTTTATACCACAAGAAAAGTTTAGTAAATCTTTCATCACTTAAAAAAGTACCCGAAAAACCTACGTTGTATTTATTGGAAATTGCTTCAAATATATTTTTAACTCTAACTGCAGGAAACAACTCTGTATAGTGAATGTGTCCTGCGGTTTTTTGAATGTCATTAGCCGCAGCTATTGATATCGTTAACCAACTAGGAGTAATTGTAGTGGGTGCTTCTCCTGTCCAAGTCCAAATTCTTTTTGAACTTATCAATGGGTATTTTACATCGTAAGTATTTGTAGAGTTTGTTATTCGTGTTTTGACTTCTGCACCTGTATAAGAATGGTTTAAACTTGTATAATCCAAGTTAGAAAGTAAGTCCTCTCCAAAATAATCTAATAACGTTTTACCTTCTCCGTAAAATGATAGTGTGTAGCTTTCTGCTGCTCCGTTTTTTAGTTGTGCTTTATCAATCTGAATTTTACCACGTCTAAAGAAAGTTAAGTCAATTTCTATAAATGCGTTTCTTCTTAGGTTGTGGTCAATACTCGCATCTACATCACTCTGATAGAAGTGTTGTAAGATTGCATTGTTGTAAGGCGAAGCAGGAATAGTAAAGCTCTGTGAAAAGTCCGTGTAAGTCTTTGAAATGTCCGCTACGTTCTGTTGCGTTGATGTTACCTGAATCTGTTCGTCGTTGAATAGTTCGAGTCTTTGTCCTTCGATGTATACTTGTACTTTTCTATTCATTACACTACTGAGTTAATTGTGTCGTATGCGTATTCAAAGTCTAGTTGGTAGTTAATCATATGCGTGTTGATGCTTTTGAATAACTCAGTTGATTTTGTATTTATCTTAACAGGTGATTTGTCTAGTAAGATTCTTTCGCTTAGCATTAGTTGTTTAATTACTTCTGAGTAGCTTTCGTTTACCCAATCGGTATTTACTTTAATCTGTTCTTTTCCGTTCGTGTTAAAGACTTTTCTTTGACCTTCTAATACATCGTAAGAAGGATAAGTTGCAGGCATTAAATTATACTCCGTGTTTTCAACGCTGATAGATTTACTACTAGCTTTAAAGAACCACTCAGTTTGCCAAGCTCCGTATTTATTTACAAAGTCGCATCTTACAGGCGTGTATTTACATTCTCCTTTTGGTTGGAAAGTTGCAGTCCATACCGTAGTTCCTGCATTGATGATTTCTACTTTGTTTCCTGCAGTTAAATACGATGAGAATACTCTAGGATAGTCAAGCACGTTTAATGCCCCTAAAGACGAAGTATTGGTTGCACCCGTAACTAAGTTAGTATACTTAATTGTATCTCCTGAGATGTTTTCTATTGTTAAATGTCCGTAGCTTCCTGTTCCGTCTAAATAATAATTGTAAGTCCCTTGGTCAAGGTGAACTCTGAATAAGTTAGGATTAGCTCCGTCCGTATAATTTCCGTACCCTTCGTATGCTCTGTAAGTTAATGTAGAACCAAACTGAACGAAAGCTCCTGTTGTTTTCTTGTATGTTTTGACACCTACCCAACACCATTGAGCTGATGGATTCGCAGCACTCGTTGTTGTGATATTCTGTAAAGCATTGTGATTAATAAACTCACGAATGTAAGGGGATAAATCGTAGTAAGTTGCAGGAGCAGTTGATGAAGGTATTTGCTTACTTAATGTATAAGCAGGAGAAGCAGGCATTGACGTACTGTTTCCGTTCCAAAGAAAGATTTGAATTTGCGTAGCAGTTTGTGATGCTTCGTTTATTGTTAAAATGTAAGGTGAACGTGCGAAAATTGCCATCTATTTTTGTTTAGGAAATACTGTGTTGTTAAATAATTTTATTGCGTCTACTCCAAATGCTTCTACTAAGTCTTGAGGTAAACGTTTGATTGCTTTCTCAAATGGTTTAGTAAAGAACAAACTAGGTTTGATTCCATTAAAGTAAACTGAACGTGCAATAGCAAAAGACAAAGACTTTCTGTTTTTAAACTTTCCTTTTTCTCTTGGTGCTAATCCTTTACGAACTACCCACTTGTCAAATGCTTTTGCTGGAGGCATTTTGTTCGTGTATTTGTAGTCCGTGTTGTACTTCTTTTTAATACCTGAAACTCCTTTGTCCTGATAGAATCCGTACTCCTCCATTGAGAAGTCCATCTCAAATGAATTAGGATTAGCTTTGACATTACCTTTAATAGAGTTATACAAACTCTTAGAGGAGTTCTTTCCACCCCTCGTAAGATTTGCTTTAGACTGACTAACTACATAATCTCTAAACTTGTTTAACTCTATTTGTAACTCACTCTGCTTCATCCGTGTTTTCAGTAGGCTTCGCAGCTTCGTTTAAGATGTTTAAAATTGGAACTCCAAACTTCATCGGTAGTTCACTTAAGATTTGCTCCAATTGCTTTACTTGCTCTTCGTTTAATGTTAACATACTTCGTGTTTTAGATTAATACTACTCCGATAGCATCAGCAACGTATTCGTTGACTACTGAGTTATCAGTCCCCCAAGTTAAGAATTGTTCCTCAGTTAACGTATAATTCCCTTGAGATAATTGCTTTCCATCTTCAGTTAGCAATTGCCAATAGGTTGTGCAAGTCGTTGCAGTCGTTTCAAAGTTCAATACAAGTACGCTTAATCGTGTTGCCGTACCTTCGTTAAGTGGGTATACGATAGGTTGAATCGCTACTCCGTTTGTGTTTGTTGTTTCCATTATTTATGTTTAAAGTTTAAAGTGATACCCAAATAGTACCGTTATAAAAATGCGGTAAGTTTAAAGTTGTGTCGTATACGATTAAGCCCGTTGCGGGTGATGCGATAGCGTTGCGTTGTGTTGTTGTCATTCTTGGAGGTAGGAAGCCCTTTGTGGTGGAAGTTACATTTAGTAAAGCACTTGCAACGTCAGTAGTAGAACCTATAATAACATTGTTAGTATTTCCTTTTATGAACAATGCATCTGATGTTAATGCGTCATTGTAAAAAGTAAAATCTGAAGTTGTTCCATAAGATGCTAAACTCCATTTAGATGTTGTACCCGAAACTAAAGCAAACCCCGTATTAAAACTTGCACCGCTTGCAGTAGAAGTTAAATACATTCTTGTTATTCCATTTGTTGTAGCACTTAATGCTACTTTGTGATTTTGTGCATTCACGGATAAACCATCACCATTTAATAATAATGCATTACTTCCCGTTCCAATATACCTACCGCTCCCGTTAACGTCTAACTTGAAACCTGCATCGGTTGTTGTGTTGATAGCAAAGTTTCCCGTGCTGAATAGTGTTGCTTGAGCGGTAGAAGAAGCACCTGCACCAAACTTAATTCGACCCGAAGCGAAGTCGTTTATTATTGCTATGTCGCCAATAGTTGCACTATATAAATACGAATCGCTTGAAGCAATAAATTTATAGCTATTTGTTGATGCTGAATACTTTCCTAATCCTATAAAACCACCTCCTGTTGTTGCTCTTAGTTCAGCAGTAGATGCAGTTCCACTTGTGGTGTTGGAGGCATTTATTAAAGTTACTCCGTTCTGATTTAGCGAAATAGTCGTATTCCCCTGCACCCTCGCAGTACCTACCACATCTAAATTGAATGTTGAAGGCGTTCCACCTATCCCCAACCTTCCATTCGTATTATCCCAAAACAATCCCGCCGACTCCTGAACTACATTCCCCGTTCCCTCGAATAACACACGTCCAACAGTACCCGAAGTAATCGCAGTAGTTCCGATTGTGATACCCGTACTTACCGTAAATGTTCTATCTGCTGATAGGTCTTGTGTAGTTCCGTTGATTGTTAGGGTGCGAGTCGTTGGGACTTTACCACTCAATGCAGTATTCAAATCCGTTTGTGCGGATAGCGTTCCTGTGATTGCTCCCCACGCAGTTGCTTGACTTGCTGAAATCTCAACATATGCAGAACCTGTCCAACGATAAGTCTTGTTAGTGTCTTCTGCTATGAAGATTGTTTTTAAACTACCTGTTGCAGGGAATCCCGCTAGGTTAGCGTAGGTCTTTATTTGTGATGGTATGTTAATATCTATTGCCATACTAAATTTATTATTTGATTGCTTAAAGTTGCGAATGTTGATGTAGCTACTTGTGTTCCGTCTATTTGTAGGTTTAAAGTAGTATCAGGTAATGTTAAGGTACTTCCACTTGCTACGCTTGTTGAGTAACTTCCGTTCGTGTTTACGACAAATGCAGGTGAACAGAAAGGTGCATAGCTATCAGTATCACAAATAGTCATATCATTAGGAACAACTACATCGAATGTCATTGTCCATCCTGCTAGTAAATTCTCGAATCGTTCTGTAAATGGTTCTAAACTAGGGTCTGTTTCAATTACAAACTGAGCATCCCACAAATTGCCGTGAAGCATCTGTTGGTAACACCTGTTTAAAACGTGATGTTGAGTATTTAGTACGTCTAGTTCGTTGTTGTTCTCTTGAAATTGGTCTGTTACTTCCGTTTTAGAAATGTCAACTATATCCATCGCAATTAACGACACGTTAAACGTCTGTGTGTTGTCTTGAAGTGTAGAACTATTAACCATTATGTGAGTCAATGGAAAGATAGTCTGTTTGTTTAAATCTACCTGAAAGATATCACCTTGCGTAACCGTGTTTACAATCTCGTCATTATCGAAATGCCACTTTAGTTTGTTTAGTATGTCGTAGAATCCTGTCATCGTTTTAAATTGCGTTCAAATTGTCTGCGTTCAATTTCGTTTTTTTGCTTTTCAAAGACGAGATAGGTAAGACATTTAGTAAGTCTGTAATTGGTAACGTCATCGAACTTTGTAAGTTCTCCTTTAGCGAGAGCATATACTGATTGATACCATCCCCATCGCTTGGCAAATTGAGTTGTTTCTGAAAAGTCGTTGATAGAGTCTTGTTCTTCTTCATCTCCTTCTCCAAATAGTTCAGGGTAGCCTGCAATAACTCGTTTCCTAAAGTCCAAAAAAAAACAGATGATGCTAACACTACATCTAGTGGAGCAAACTTCATTAGTTCTTGGAAGTCTTTGTTTGGTTCGTAAGGCATTATGTCGTATTTATCCTTTCGTGTTTTCACAATCGGACGATACATAACTGCCATAGCTTTATGGTAAGTGTCCCAGTTAGTAATGTGATTTTCTAGATCCACATACTCGCCAAAACTTATCTCCTCAAGTTCGGGAATAAAGCCAAACTCAATCTCTCCTTCTGCTGTTGATATTTTAAACGTGCGTTGGAAGGTTGGTTTCTCTGAGAATAGTTTAGTAAAGTGTTGTATAAGCTCATTTAAGCTCGTTAGCTTCATTTTAACGACATCTTTGAGGGATATACCACAAAAGATTTCAATCATCTTCTGAGCGACAAATTCCTCATCGTTGGAATCTGCCTGAACTTTTAGGAAGTCTTGGTAATGTTTAAGTGGAATTTCACTTAGGCTTGAAGGTACGTTGATTTCTAGCTTCATAGTATATAAACTTATTTATTCTTGTTTTGTTGCACTGTAATAATGTCGAATGCTGCCGTTAACATTTGGAAGTGTCTGCGTATTTGCATTACGTCATCAAATACTATTGTGATTCGTTTTCCTGTACGCTGATAGATGTAGTCCTCAACTATTCTTTTCATCATCGGTAAATCATCTGATGTTGTATTGTCCATAGTTCTTTTTTAGTCCTAGTGTTTCCATCTCGTGATATCTTAGTGCATCAATAGCGTGGTTATAATGGTCAATAGGTACGTTTGTTTTCTCTCCGTCTTTCTTTACACTCCAACAATAGCTTCTCAGCTCCTTAATTAGATTCGTGCTTGAACTGGTAACTAAGTATTCTTGTCGTTGCATTACATCAATTCCAAACTTGATTGAATCAACTCCCTTTGTTACGCCTTTAATCATTTTTCCAAAGCGTCTAATCTCTTCTATTGATTTAGGTTCTGATGAGTCTGCGTAAATAGTAACGTGATTCGGTAGTATGTTTGCAATGTCTGAGTTTACCATTCCTGTACGATAAACTAATTCGTTGATTATTCTTTGTCCGTTGTAATTATAAATCTCTATTGCCGATGTAGGGTCGTTCGTATAACCAAAGTCTAATCCGATTCCGATTAACTTAGCTTCTACAGGTATCTTATCAATCGTTTTCCAATTGTCAAAGATTACTCCTTCTAAACTACCTATCTCTCCTAGTCCGTAAACTCGCCACCAATTCGCCCAATAAGAACTTGTTGCTGCTTTATCTCGGTTCTTTTCTATTTGACTTACTATTGCATCATCAAGAGCTTCGTTGTCTTTGTAGGTTAAGATAATAAAGTCTGAGTCTGCTTCGTCTTTTAGTTCCTTGTGTACCCAAAACTCATTAGCAGGATTAAAGTCTAAGAACACTTCTCTTTTTGTACGGATTGAAAGCTCGTTGTATGATTCAAAGCTGACGTTGTTGCACTCGTTGATGTATAAGATATCACGCCTTGCTCCTCTGAGTTTAGATGCATCATCTGCTGAGAAAAACTCCATTACAGAACCGTTTCCAAATTCGTATCTTAAAAGCGTCTTGTTGAATCGGTCATCATTGTATCTACCTGTCCAACGCATTATCTTTACGAAGTCTTTTAATGCACCCCTTCTTAAATGTGGTATGGATTCAGCTACAACCGAAACTTCTAATCCTGCATCTTTAGCACACTTGTCTATAAGTACAGGCAAGATACCAAACGTCTTACCTGCTGATGTACCTCCTTGAATTATCTTGATTCGTTTTTTTAACGCTAAGATTTTATTTATAGCAGTTGTTCTTTTAAACATACTTACTCCTCAGGGAACAATGGTTGCTCTGTTATAATCGTGCTTTCAACTCTTTCTGTAAGTCCGTTTAAACGTGCAGTTAAACTCGCATTGTACTGTCCTACCATACCTCCTGAGATTTGGTCTTGACGTATTTCTCGCTTTATATGTGTAGAGATAGTACAGAAATCTTCGTATGCTTTATTAGTATTCTCTAAATAATGACTTACAGTACACTCAAACTTATTAAAACAGTACACTTCAAAACCGTCTATGCTTAGTGGACATTCTAGCGGTTCTGCTACCATATCTCCACTTCTTTGATTCATTACATACTTGTATCTTGGGTTTTCCTTAACGTATGTTCTGTATGCGTGAAACATCTCTAGTAGTTGTTGTGGAGTGTCTATCTTTTTTGGCCTTCCTCTTTTCATGTGTTATTTCGTTTTTTGGTTCTTTTTAAAATGGTCTAAAAATTCGTTCTCGCTTATTTCTTCTACGCACATTAATCCGTCTGCGTCTGTTAAGTAAACCACATAATGACATCCTTGCTTTGTGAGTAGGTCTGTTACTGCATTAGCAGCTTCTAGCATTTCTTTTCCGTGGTCAACTAAGTAATATCTCATTTCGTGTTTATATAGCGTACTCGTTAAATACTTTCTTCATCTTTTGGATGATTTCTAACCAACAAGTAGCACACGATGTAGGTTCTCTGCTGATTCCAAAGATTCTGTTGTATACTTTTAAGATTGCATCCTGCTCACTTGGTTTTAATGTCTGCTTATTTAAAACCTGTGATTCGTTTAGGTACGTGTATTCATCCTCTGTTAAACATTGAGGAGTTCTGTACGGGAATAACTCGTTTAGCTTTTTTTTACGTTCATCGCATCCGCAATCTTCACCTGCAATAAATTTAACTAGTTTATCAATACCTGTAGCTTCTGTAATTTTAGCTACCGTATCTCCTAGTCCTTCTGATTTTTTAATTACTCGTTTTGCCATTGTTTATTTTATTAGTTCAAAATCTTGGTTTAAATAATCTTTGTAGTCATCTCCTACTGCTTCTTGCAATCTTTTCTTACATCTTTTTAATGTATGGAATATTGATCCGTGATGTATTTTTGTAGCTTTAGACATTTCTCTCATTGATAAACCTGTTTTACGGTATAAATCAAATAACATTTTATCGTAATGATGCCAAGTTTTTGTTTCTTTATCAATTAAATCTTCTATTATGTTAAATGCTTCTTCTTTACATAAATTGTTTTCTTCATACTTTAAATTGTATAAAGTTTCTAATGATATAAACTCTATTTTATTCATTTTGTTCGTGTCACCACAAACGTTTCTTAAAATACTCCAAATATAAAATAAGTTTACTTGGCCAGATTCGTTTAGTATTTTTTCCTTTTGTCCATACTTATGTACTCGCAAATACATTTCTTGAACAATGTCCTCAGGATATTCACAACCAAATGTAGTAGCTATTTTTACCCATTCATTATGTTGCTTTGATACTTTTTCTAATAGTTCCATTGATTAATTTCTAATCAAATTTATGCTTAAATATTAATCGTTGCATAAAAAGTTATTAACATATAAAAAGCCACTAATTAAAGTGGCTCTAAATTGTTTAAGTAAATCTCTCTGCTGACGTAATTGTCTAGCTTGATGACAGTGCAAAGTGTTACATCCTTTCCTTGTAGAAACTTGTCTATTTGGTATTGATGGAATCTTCCCGTGTTTGACTTTATCTCTTGCACAATTTGGTTTCGTGTTTTGTTACGAAGCAAAATCTCTAATTGCTTTCGCAATCCTCCCTCATCAATGTACATTAGAAAGGCAAATCATCGTCCATTGAATCACTAATTGGTTTACGCTCCATTGTCGCTGGTGCAACGTATGGTTCTGAGAACGCTGCAGAAAAGAAACTACCTGCTTTACCTTGCTTAACCCATAACGCTACTTCCATCTCTTTGCCGTTTACGTTTACTTTTCCTTTGTAGTCAGGATGATTCTCAGCTTTCTTGTTCGTGTTTTTAAAAATTGCTCCTGTGTTTAACTTGTTTTCCATTGTATTTGTTTTTATTGTTACTAAAATATGCTCGTCTTTCCGAGCTGTCAGCGTTCTATATCTATGAGAAGTTCCGCCTATACTCTTTTTTTTTTAAAAAGTTCCTCGTAAAAGATACCCGCAAAACTTCGAAGCTATAATAATAAGGCATGCAAGCGAGATTAAATAAATAATAATTATTAATGTTTTCTCTTTCATTGTTCTTGTTTTTTAAATTGGTTTAAAAACATATTTCAAATGTAAATTTTAAGAAATGGAATGTTAATATTTTCCATTCTTTATGGTAACAAAATGTTGGAAGAATATACCAATTATCTTTGCCCCATTTATCAATGTTTATTTCTTTCATTGTTCTTGTTGTTTAAATGTTCCGTCATTGTTTGGAATAAAGTTTACAGTTAATGTGACTATCTGTGTATCTTCTTGCTCAACCCATTCTACTGAGTCAACACTTACTAAATTTATTCCCATATAATTAGGAAATACATCTACGGGAATTGGACAATAAGCATTGTTCTTTACCACTTCTTCAATTGTTACTTTTTTTGTATTCATTTTATTTTGTTTTAATTGTTACTATTGTTCTTGTTGTTTAGTTAATAATCAAACATTTGCCACTATTTTGATTTATTGTCTTTTGTAATTGATAATTTAGCTGTTATTTCCCAATACTTTTTATATATCTTATAGTCTTCAATAAATTTATTCTCCATTTCTTTGGCTTGTTGTGCTATTCCATCAATATCAAAGCCTCTTAATCTCAAATTTGGGTCTTTTTTTATTTGTTCTACCAACCATTCTACTGCTGTTTTCATTTTATTTTAGTTTAAAGTTTGACTTTGTTTTTACACAACTACTGTTACTATGTATTTCATAACTATTTAATTGTTCGGGTTGTTTAGTTAGTTCATCTTTTACCTCATACCAATATTTTAAATTAGGATTTAACTCACCCATCCCATTTGCTATGTAGGCGTGAATGTATTTCCATTGGTCAATTATCTCATCAACTGCAATAACTGCACATTGCTTGGCTTTAAAATCGTTTAAACCACTACCTTCATAATCTACTACATTTAGTCTAAACTTATCAATTAATTCTTGTGCTTTTTCTTCTGCTGTCATTGTTCTTGTTGTTTAAGTTATTCAACATCTACTTTAGCATCTGCACACCATCCATCATATACTAACTCACCATTCTCTTCATAAAAGAAATGTTCTGTATTGTTAGCATCTGTAATTACATAGCCTTTATCAGCAGTTGATGGTTCAATACTAATAGGCATTTTTAATGTTAAAATTGTTTTCATTGTTCTTGTTGTTTAAAGGTTTCGTTGTAGTATTGTTCTGCATCGTGTATATCAATATTAAACTCTCTGCACCCAATATCTACTGCTGTATTTATTATTTGCATTTCTTCATCGCTTTTAGCTTTTTGAATAAGTTTTTCAAAATCTTCCTCTGAAATTGTCCATTTATGTTTCTCTGAAAAACCATTGTAAGGCTCTGCATAGTCATAAAAACTTTCTCTAAATTTTTCTACTGCTGTTTTCATTGTTCTTATTTTAAAATTAATCTCTAAACACTGCAATCAATCTACCTTTATCTTCTACATCATCGTCAACTATGTCAAGGTTTCCGCTAAACACATAGCCAGTTGCTTTTAATAGTCGTTCGAGTATTTCTAGCATTTCTTCCATACTTACGTCATTGTGTGGAACTTCGTACGTTATCTTATGGTCGTATTGTTCTATTACTATTTTCATCCGTTTTTATTTAGGCATTGTTCTACTTAAATCTTTGCTTTTGTATTCGTCTTTTAGTCGTTCCAAGTAAAGTACAAAGTCCATAGCTTCCTCTTGTGCGTGTGTAAGCCATTCCAACGTGCTTAAATCAGTTCTTTCTAGCGTTGTGTTGTACTTGGCTATTCCTACTTGCGAACGTTCACTAAAACGGCTAAGAACTCGCAGTACAATCTTATCTTCTATTTGTTGGTTCATAAGAAATTAATTAAGGTGTTGTAATACTCTCGGCAAAGCTCTACCTGTTCTTTTATGCGTTCAATCACTGTTTCGTCTTTCTGTACATAGAATACTTTAACTCTGCGATTCTTTGGAATGTGTGAAAAGATATGCTTTTTCTGTATTTCATCGCGAAGTTCTAAACTCTCCTCCATTAGATTTAGTTTCCAATGCGTTCTGCGAATTTCATCCTCAACCATTAACTCAGGAGTATCAACTAAGCAATAACATAACATTGACTGTTGTTTACCTGTTAGCCACATATACCCTTGTAGTTGGTAGTAGTAATCCTTTGTAGGTATCTCAGTCTCAAAGAATGGAAAGGTAGAACCATCCCAAGAGCTTTTAACGTCTAACAATACTTGCTCCGTGTTTACATCGGGTGTTCCTGTAATCCAATCATTCTCAAAATACTCCTCGTTTTTGTAAATAAATCCAACGTCTAAAACTTGGTTAACTAAGTTGATTGATTCGTTTTCTACTTCGTTACCTTTGTCTGTGTAACGTGAACTGAACTCTTTTCTGATTCCGTATTTATCCTGCAATACCATTTCGTGAATGTAAGTCTTTGCAGTCTGTGAAAGCACCTCCGATTTATTACGAGGTGCTGACATAATTTTTCCTATAGCAGAGCATCTAACTTTCATAGTGCGTTCAGTATATCAATTTGACCATCTGTTAACGTGAATGATTCTTTTAATCTTTCAATGCTATATGTTCCTTCTAAAATTGTTTTAATAGCTGCTTGAAATCTTTTTTCATCTATAACAGGTAGTTTTTTTAACTGCTCTCCACCTGCATCAGTATCTTTGTCGGTAACTAATCCTAGCATCGAGCTGATAGCATATCTACGGATGTAAGTAATTGCAGAACCTAGAACTTGGAAGTCGTTCATACCTTTCAGTTGTACGTTTTGAGGTATAGGCGTAGTGCTTTGTATTGATTCACCACTTTCTACGTGGAATAAAATAGTGTTTACACCATTGTCGTTAATTAACTGAGTAAATCCTAACCCGTGTTTTTTTAGTAACGGATTGATTACACTAAATATTTTAGGTAAATCCGAGTAGGAATATCCATAGCCTTGAGTTGCTTTGTGGATTACTGGCACTTCTTGTTGGAACGCAGCCAACGATTTAAATAAATTTTTCATAATAAATTGGTTTTTGTTTATACAAATATATGAATTTATTTCATATCTCGCACTAATTCTTTATATTTTTTTATAATTTCTTTCAGTTCGTCTACACTCCAGCGTTTCTCAATATGTGCTTTACCTTGCAATTCAATTAGTTTTTCTGCTCCAATTCGCTTTTCTATGCCTATTTGATAGTTTAGTAAGTTGCCTGATAAATAAGTATTGCAGTGTTCGCATTGTAAATGGCAATTATCTTCATTAAATCTTATGTTTGAATGTCCTCCCTGTGAATAGTAGTGTCCACAATTTTTTTTGAGAGGTGGTTTTCCACAAGAAATACAATTTAAACCTTTATCCCTTAATCGTATGTACTTATTAAATATTGTCTGAGCTTCCTTTAACCAATCTTGTGTAGTTTTTAACTCTGTTTTCATCCGTGTTTTTGTCTCCTTCCAAGTCTTCTCTTTTACCTCAGCTACAAATGCTTTGATGCATTCATCATCTAAGCAGTATTTGTGATTAAATCTGATAGGCTCAAACTTTTGTTTGCAATGCTTACATCTTGGCATTAGTCTACAATTATAGATTCTACAAATTGACGAAACTTAATCTGCAAGTCTACTTGCTGCTCGTAGATTTGCTCTCGGTTCTCTCCGTAAATCCTTAAAACTTTATCATCTACTCGTCTAATTTCTTGCATAAACATATTTGCTTTACGCTTTAGGTCTTGTTTAAATACTGATTGGTCGTTTAAATCTTCAATCCAATCTGCTAATACTGGTAATACTGCACATAGTGCAACTAGTTTGTGCTCTTTTCTCATTTGTTAAATTTTTTTAAATAATTAGGAATTTCATTTGTGTATTTTTCAAGATAATAATCTTGAGCTTCTATTGACCTATTCATACTATAATATCTTTCTCTATGCAAACAAGCATCTTTAAAAATATTTACAATTTGTCTTTTGTCTCTTTTTTTAGCTTTTTCAATTAAATCTTTAATCCAAATGTCAAGTTCTGAATTAGTTTCAAACCTAACTTGTTTTTTAAATTCAGTTAAAAACCACTCTGTTGATGTTTTTCTCATAATTCTACGTTTTTAAATTTAAGTTCGTGTTCTAATTCCTCTATTCTTTTCTTTAATTCTCCGTTTATATGCAGACATCTGTTGATTTCTCGTCCGTGTAAGCGTAGTTCTGTCTCAAGTTCAACTATTGCTAACTGCACCTGCTTTAAATCGTTCTCAGTTTGCTTAGCTCCGTTTATGTAAGCTGCAGCTTCAGGTCTTTTTTCCTGTAGTTCTTCTCTTGTTAGCTTTACTTTCCAAATGTTCTTTTGTATAAGTCCTTTGATGTAAAGTAGTTTTAATCCTATGTCCATTGTGTATTTGCTTTTATTGCGTTTAACTTTTGTTCAATCATTGTCATTTGTATTGGTGCTTTAGGTCTTAATTGTTTTAAAGGATCAACTCCATTAATTGTAAATCCCAAACCATTATTAAAATCACACATAATAAAATCATCTAATGCAGTAATTTTTCCTCCTGTGTCTGTGTCTTTAACTTTTTCTACAGATATTAAAGTTACAAATCTCATTGTATCATGTTTTACTAATCTATGAATAACAAACATATCATCACAACGATTTAAAAAAGCTTTTCCTCCTTCTATGTGATCCTTCATCGGAGGTTTTAAATGACCTTTCCACATATGTTGATCTGGATATAAGTTTCCTGATCTTCCAGATTCAGTATTTGGATGCGTATTTATGTAAATTGATTTCCCTGTTTCGTTTACAAATTGCCTTGCTGCATTCAAAAACTTGTAGTTACCTTCATATCCCATTTCTCTATCAAGTCCAGTGTAAGGGTCAATCAAACAAACTTGAGCATCTGACTTACGAAATATATCAAATAATTCAGCGGGTTTGTAAAGTTTTGAATTATCAACAAAATCAAAAAACTGTTCTATGTAAGTTGAGTAAGATAAAATTTGTTGTTCGTTTAATTCTTTGTAAGGTTTACCTGAATAAATCTGAATCATATCTCGCAATATCTGACCGTATTGATTTTCGCCTGACCATAAAATAAATTTAATATCATGCTTTAAAGCAAGAGAAAGAAAGTACCAATTAATCCAATAAGTTTTTCCTACATTATCGTGACCAAGTATTATGTTTAATTGCTTTGGCTTGTATCTAAGATTATCATCTAATGAACATTGTAATCCTAAACCTTGTTTAATGCGTCCTGCTTTGTAGTCTAGCAAATATTGCTGCGTACTACCTTTACTTAATATATCCATTTTGTCTTGCTTTTTCCACTAAAGGATCGTAAATCATTTCTTGTTGCGTAGGCTTACTCCAGTTTCTAATTGCAGCTTTCCAATCTTTCATTTTGTTTTTACCAACCATCCATCCTTTTGATTCATAAAAGTTAATAAATTTATTAGCGTCCACTTCAACATTATTTTGTGAACAATACTCAAGAATTTCTGTAAAATTAGGAGGTATAAATATACTTCTTTCTTTCTTATCCTTCTTGTTACTGGTCACTTGTTGGTCAATCGCTGGTCCTTCGTTGGTCATTTCGCTGGACTGTAGTTGATATTTCTCATAGTTAACTACTTCAATTACAGTACCTTGCGAGTTAGTTTTGATGGTCAATTCGTTGGTCATTTTTAGCTTGTTTAGTGCTGTTCTCACTTGACGTACTGTTAAACCTGTTTGATTAGCTAGAATATCGCGGGAAGTAATTACACTACCCGCTTTAAGTTCTATTCCTTTATAACGTTTTTCCTTATGGTTAGCCGTTAAAATAAGATGCATAAAAACACGAAACGAATTATTATCAGAATACCATTCCCAATCTAAAATCTGTCTATGTATTTTTATCCAGCCACTCATATAAATAATTTTTGTTGAAAAAGTTCGCTAATATACAAGAAACATTTTTTGTCCTCAATAAAAGATTTTTTAAGTTTAATTAAAACTTCTTGTTTTGTGCATATAGGTTCAATATAAGCATACTCTTCCTCTAGTTGAATAAAAACGTATAACTCACTGTTTAAGTATTCTCCAGCGCTCTCTAAATCACAATTAAACGTATATGTCTTAGCTTTAGTTGCTTTGACTTGGTAAGTATATCCTTTGTGATCAGCAAAATCTATTTTTTGAAAGTCTCTATCTGCTGACTGTTTAAACAATGGCTCATCTGCAAAGTTGTATTTAAACCATAATTCAAATATTTTCTCACCTATTGATCCTGTTGATTCATTTTTAATTTCTTTAGGTATTCTAACCTTTGCTAAATACGTTCTCATCTTATTTGTTTTTTATAAAGCTTCCATTAACCATTGATCCTTTTCTAGCAGCAATAACATTGTATGCACTATTAATACATTGTTCAATGTCTGTTCCGTTAAATCTTGCAATTGACGTTAATACAACAATACAATCACCTATAGCATCAATTATTTCTGCATCATCATTATTAATAATTGCTTTTGCTAGTTCTCCAGCCTCTTCTTGAAATTTAACATATTGCGTTTTGATATCGCCTTTTGATAAAATTCCTTTTTCTGTTGCCCAAATTCTAATTGGTTCAAATTCGTTTGTTAGTTTCATTTGTTTTTATTTAAAAAGTTATTGTATAAATGCATGTTAGAAGTAAAATGATAATACCAACCTACTGTGATACCTAATTTATCTGCTACCATTTCTTGAAGTTTGCTAAAACAATATTGATCATTGCAAAAGCCAAACCATAAATCATTTGATCTCATATTAACTGTCATACATAGTAAGTTATTTACTATTTGAAAGTGAATTGAAAGAGTACACGGAGTATCGTTTTTATACGAATCTATTTCTTTGCCATCATAAATTGAAATAACTGCTTGTCTAGTGCTAGGGTCTTTAATTAATTTATCAATAATTAAGTTTAATTGATTTTTTCTTAACCATTGCCAACCGTAATTTGATCTTACTAAACCATTTTCATCCATATGATTTAACCAAATTGGTGCACGCTTTGCTATTTCAGTTGCATCTGGATCTCCGCTTAAGTACCATTGCCATTCAAAATCTGCATAAGTTTTATTCCATTTTCTGTAAGTAGAAGTAATTTCATTATCAGCAGGATTTTCTAAGTAAAAACCTATGTTAAACAAAACCAACGAGTTTTTGTAAATCAAACCTTCATTTGATATTTCTGTATAATAATAATCAAATGCTTCCTGCGCATTAATAAATTTATTTTTCATTGTAATAATTGTTTAAACTTCCTAAATACGCAACAGCATCCAATAAATTATCTTCTTTATGATTATAAGATTCTCTAGACAACTTTAAAGCTATTAAAGCTTTGTACATAAACACTGCGTCTACATTTGTTCCTGTCATTCCACTTAAAATTTGTGCTGATCTTTCCATACCTTCAACAAAAGGACCATACTCTCTTGCTTTTTCTTCTGATCGAAGATTCACAATTTCATTTGCTTTTTCTAAAATATTCATATAAATTAATTTAAATAAAAAACCCCTGCATATCCACGAGGCTCGACTTTCGTTTCAATACAAGGGTTAATAATACCTTTTGAGTTTATGGTGTCGAGCCAACTCATTTACAAATATAATAATTATTCTGTTACACTTTCAATTTCATTTAATTTTTTATATCTACCTTCTGCAATCCATCTTTTGACACGTAGTAACTTGTAAAGACTTGTGCAGTTGTTTACATCGTCAATAATGTTTCTAGGCTTGTGAATGTACTTAGAATCAATCAGGAACACCATATACTCTCTTATCACATCCAAGTATTCGTCTTTGTTGTACTCTAGAAGATTCTTGTGAGTGTTTATATTATGGATTACACTAGCGTGATGCTGATTAAAGTAAGAACCTATTTCGTTAAATGTTAGTTCCTCTTTTCGTAGTTGATTCATAAGAAAACACTTCTTGTAAATGTGCTGCTTCTTTCTGCATCGTTTGTTTAGTTCGTCCCTTTCAATAAGGTAAGTTACTCGTTCTATTAAATCGTTTTTCATTAGGTTAAAATTTAAATTCTTGTATGTGAAAACTACCCATATTGAATCTGCCTGATTCTATTAAGTCCATCTTTTTCCAATAGCATAAACTCTTAGATGTGAATATCCACTCCTGTACTGTTGCTAATCCTATTTTGTATGTTAGTTTGTATTTCATAATTTCTCGTTAAATTTAATTTCACATATTCTCTTGTACAATTCCTCATTGAATGTACCTCTAATGTATTCGTGTGATGTACCATAGTAACTCCAATCTTGTTCGTTTCTATCTAAATATCTTTGTTTTTCTAGTGCTTCTTCGTAAAGCCACAAAGTGTTGTTTCTAAATTCAATGGCTTTTTCTTGTAACCATTCGCAGTAAGATTCTGTAATCTCAATAGTTCCTGATTCATCTTCCGTTTCGTGGAAATAAGTACCACGCAAAGGCTTTAAAGTAAAGTCTAAAACTACACCACTGTACTCATCCTCTAGCCAATCAAAGTCACATATAACATTGTAGTAGTATTCGCCGTAAACGTAGTCTAGTTCCATTTTATATGGAGTCAATTTGTGTTCTGTTATTTCAAAAAACATATTATTTATTTTTAGTGATTAGTTCTCCGTATTTCTCTAGTACAGGTGATTGAACGTGTACAGGAATATCTTGTATTACTTTGTCTTGTTTAATGTGGTTTGGAGCAGTGCTTAAAAAAAAGTACATTACTACCCAAAATAAAGCGACAGGAATTAACGTGTCCATTGCATCTCTTTGTAATTCTGTTAAATTTTTCATAGTTCAAGTTTTTTAATTAATTGTGATATTGTTGCTAATCGTGTTCCTGCAGCTTCTGTTCCTGAGTGGTCAATTCCAAAAGCATCGTACATTTCCATATACTCATTAAATAATACTTCGTGTTCTTGTAGTATTAAGTCAATCATTTGTTGTTTTTTCATAGCGTTTTAATTAGTTTGTGAATTAATTATATGCAAATATAAAAATAAGGTTTCAATTATGAACAATTTTTTTTAATTATTTTACATTTATTTTTAAAATGCTTGATTTTATTGGGAAAAATTATACGTGAAAACTACTTAATTTAGGTGAAATTGACTTAATTATACATTATAGCATATAAAAATGTCGCAAATATCTGCTAAATATGCGACACAATTATTTGTAGAACTGTGAAGGGTGCTATAAAAAAAAGGGATGCCTTTCGACACCCCTCAACTAAAACCAAATAACTATGAGTTGCAAATATACTAAAATATGTGGGATATCCTACAAACTTGTCCAAATTCTTTATGATGCAGGAATCCTTCAACTGCTTTTGGGGCGTGAACGTATCCCGATTTGTGATGCCAAGAGTCTGTCCCTGAGGGACTTCTAAGTGATTCTACACACACAGACATTATATCTTTACTTGTTTTGTGGTGAACGTGGTGAGTATAAATGTAACGATGTTTAGATAAGCTCCATTCGTGAGGAAACTCGGTTGCCAACAATAAAGGCAAGTCTGCTTGTTTAGCTCCGTCCCCGTGAGTAGTTCCAATTAGATTCTTTCCATATAAAAATCCTTTGCGATGAGCAATGCTACAATCAAAAGTAATATTATCACAATTTCTAAACCACGTTTGTATGCAATCCGCAAGGAAGAAGCCGTGTGTATAGTCGTGATTAGATGGATTAAAGGTAAAATGCACATCAGCAATAGATAGCAAAGTTTCCAAGATGTCAACATATAAGCGTTTTGCGATTAGAAAATTAGAATACCACATTCCGTCTGTGTCTTGTGGCGTTCCTCCCGTTGTAGTTCTTTTAGGAGTATCAATATGAAGTATATCGTTTCCTCCAATAAATAAAATCTTGTCAATGTTAAACCCTGCACACTTGTCAAGTATTCCTTGAACACCTTCTTTAACACGTTTAACTGCTATTTGATTATTATACTCCTCACCTGTTTCAAATGCTTCGCAGAGCTTTCCGATATGGATGTCAGCAGGGTCAACCACAAGTAAGTGTCCGTCTGTTGATGGATTTCTAAAAATAGTAGGGTACTCAGGCTTAAAATCTCTAATGTCTTGTAAGACTTGTTCTTGTAATTGCTTGTAGTTTGTTTCTTCTGATTCTTTAAAGTTCGGATTTTTAAAGAACAATGATGCGTTTTTAGACTTTAACCATCCGTGTTTTACATCTGAATCATCTAAACCAAGTTCGTTGGATTCACGCTTAATTGCTCTGTATTGTTTAACTACTTCAAATTCATCGTGACTTATTCTTGGTCTAAAGTTACCCATATATTAAAGTTTAGTGAGAAGTTTTATCCTACTTCTAAAGGTTTCGCTTAAGGTCAACCTAACAAGGAATCCTATAATAAATGCCAATACTACAATAAACCAATTGATTTTTGTCTTAGTTATGTATTTATTTTGGTATTTTACCTTCTGAGCTTCCGCTTTTATGT